CAGCACCCGACACCCCACCACCACTAGCAAGAAAGGCGCGACCGTGCGTTTGCTTGACCAGCTCGTCGAAGAACGAGCAGAACTGAGCGAGACCGTCGACGGCATGCTGACCCGTGCAGCCGACGAATCCCGTGACCTGACCGAAGCCGAGGACAAGAACCTCGCCGATCTCAAGGCCCGTGCCGATGCCCTCGACGAGCGCATCACCGAGCTGCGTGCCATCCAGGTGCAGAACCTCGAAGCGGCGAAGCTTCGTGCCGAGGTCGCTGCGACCGACGAGCCCGAGTCGCGTGCGGCCGCCGGCATCGTCAACGTCACCAGCGAACCGCTCACCTACTCCGAGAACCGCTCCCACAGCTTCTTCTCGGACATGTACCACGCGCAGACGTACGGCGACCGTGACGCCCAGGCCCGCCTCGAGCGTCACCGTGAAGAGATGGCAGTCGAGCACCGTGACGGCAGCACGGCGAACTACGCCGGCCTCGTCGTCCCGCAGTACCTGACGCAGCTCGCCGCCGAGCTTGCCCGTGCGGGCCGGCCGTTTGCCGACCAGTGCACCTCGCTGCCGCTCCCGGCCGACGGCCTCACCGTGAACATCTCGCGTGTGACCACCGGCTCCAGCGCTGCAGTGCAGGCCGCTGAAAACGACGCTGTTTCGGAAACGGACATCGACGACACGCTGCTCACCGCCGACGTGCGAACCATCGCCGCCGGCCAGCAGCTCAGCCGCCAGGCCGTCGAGCGTGGCACCGGCGTCGACGCCCTTGTGGCGGCCGACATGCTCGGCGCGATGGCGACCACCCTCGACGATCAGCTGCTCAACGGTTCTGGCTCGTCCGGTCAGCTCCTGGGCATCCGCAACGTGTCTGGACTTAACGAGGTCGCCTACACCGACGCGTCGCCGACCGCTGCTGAGCTGTACAGCAAGATTGTCGACGGCATCCAGCAGGTCAACAGCAACCGGTACGCCGGTGCCGACCTCATCGTCATGCACCCCCGCCGCCTCGCCTTCCTCCAGGCCGGCGTCGACGGCAGCAACCGCCCGCTGGTTGTGCCCTCGCAGAACGTCCCGCAGAACGCCATGGGCGTCGGACCGGTCGCCGGCTACGGCAACACCGGTGCGTCGATCGCTGGCCTTCCGGTCGTGACCGATGCGAACGTCACCACGGCGCAGGGTGCAGGCACGAACCAGGACGAAATCTACATCGTGCGTCGTGCCGACATGCTGCTGTTCGAGGACGCCGGTGCGCCGGCCCTCGTCCGCATGGACCAGACCGCCGGTCTGAACCTGACGGTGACGATGGTTGCGTACCAGTACGCAACCTTCATCCCTGGCCGCTACCCGGCCAGCATCGCCCGCATCGGCGGCACTGGCCTCGTGACCCCGACCTTCTGATAGGTCACCCACATCGTCGGTCGGGCCGGTACCAGTCCCGGCCCGGCCGACACCTATACCCTCGAAAGGTTCAGCATGTCTGACGCCCTTTGGCAGAAGCAGGCCCCCAGCCGTGTTGAGAAGCCCGCAGCGGCTCCTGCAAAGGCACCGGCCAAGAAGGCCGCCAAGAAGGCCAAGAAGGCCTGACGATGGCGTACACGTCGCTCAGCGTGCTCAAGGACTACCTCGGCATCCCGAGCGGCACCACGTCCGAAGACACGCCGTTAAACGCCGCCATCGCAGCGGCGCAGGACCTGGTCGACGGGTACTGCAACACGACGTTCGAGACGGTCACCGAGGCTCGTGTGTACCGTGCCGACGATCCGCAGGTGTTGCTCGTCGACCAGTTCCACACCCTCACCGGCCTCGTCGTCAAAACCGACACGTCGAATGACGGCACCTACGACACAACGCTGACGATCACGACCGACTTCGTGGTGCAGCCGTTCAATGAACCGCCGTTCACGTCGCTGCTGAATGTGTCCGGCGACTGGCCCCGGTACTTCTCCGGCCGGCCAGCCGTCGAGGTGACAGCCGCCTACGGCGACCAGAACGCCGCAGCCGTCCCGTACGCAGTGCAGCAGGCCGCCCTGATCCTCGCCGCACGCCTGTACCAGCGCAAAGCGTCCCCGCTCGGCATCATGACCGGCTTCGCAGACTATGGAATTGCGAGAATCAGTCGGCAGGATCCCGACGTGGCCGCCCTGCTCCAGCAATACAAGCGGCTGGCGACCGCCTGATGGCCGACTACACCGCCATCAGGGACGGCCTCGCTGCGCAGCTCGAGACTGTGCCGACGTTCCTGACCGTGCACGCCACCGTCCCGAACCGGATTGTTGCGCCGGCGGCCGTCGTTGTTCCTGGCCGGCCAGTCGCCACCTATCACGACAGCATGATCGGCAGCGGCGGCAGCCTGACCGTGTTCAACTTTGAGCTTGTGTGCGCCGTGCAGTCGATGACCGAGGAGTTTGCCCAGGACGCCCTCGATGACCTCATCAGCGGCGCGAGCAGCGTGCCGGCAGCGATCGAGGCCGACCCGACCCTCGGCGGCGCAGCCACTACGTGCCAGGTTCGCCAGGCCGTCGACTATGGCGTGGTAGCCTTTGCAGATACCGAGTTCATCGGTGCCCGTTTTCTCGTGGAGGTCTACGCACGATGACCAGCTACACCGTCACGTCACACAAGCTCGTCGGCCATGAGCACGGCGACACCGTGACCGACGCCGACCTCGAGGGCGCAAACGTGCCCGCATTGATCGCAGCAGGCCACCTGGCCGAAGCGAAACCGAAAAACAGCCGAAAGGCCAACCCAGAAAGTGAGGCCGACTGATGGCCGTTTTTCTCTCTAACGATGTCCAGCTTGTCGTGAATTCGGTCGACCTGACCGACCACGTCGCCAGCGTGACGTGGACCGAAACGAGCGAGGAGCTCGACACCACAGCGATGGGCGACAACAACCGCACCCGCATCGGTGGCCTCAAGGACGGCAGCGTCAGCATCGAGTTCCACCAGGACTTCGGCAGCTCCAGCGTGTATCAAACCCTGTACTCGCTCCTCGGCACTACGACCACGGTCGAAATGACCCCGACCAGCGGCGCACTCGCAGCGACGAACCCGAAGCACTCTGCCTCGGCCCTTGTCACCGAGCTCCCGATCATCGACGGCAGCGTGTCCGACCTGGCCACCGTTTCGGTGACCTGGCCGCTGTCCGGCGCAGTCACGGTGACCACCAGCTGACATGCTTGACCTCTCCATCTCAACTCGACTGGCCGATGAGACGGAGCCAGTCACAAGCAAACCCACGATGGGCACATTGCTCCAGCTGGAGCGGTACTTCAACCTGCCGAGCGCCATCGAGGCGTTGCAGCAAACGAAGATCGAGCATGTGGCGTGGCTGGCGTGGGAATCACGCCGGCACGCCGGGCTCGTTGTGCCGACCTGGGAAAAGTTCCGAGACACGCTTGTCGACATCGAGTTCGACAGCGAAAACGACACCCCTTTAGCCGAAGGGGAACCGCCTACGGCATAGCGTCGTTGGCACTCGCTACCGGGCAACCGATCAGCGAGCTTGAGAACGCTTCCCCGGCCGTCATTCGTGCGTTGCAGGCAATCCTGAAAGAGCGTCAGCAGGCGCAAGAAAAAGCAGCACGGAGGCGCTGACAATGGCACGGCCAGCATTCGAAGTCGAAGGAATGCGGGACACACGCCGCAAGCTGCGACAAGCCGGCGACGATCTGTCAGACCTGAAAGAGCTGCACAAACGGCTGGCCGACGACATTGCAGGCACAGCCAAAACCAAAACACCGGAGCGATCCGGCCGGCTGCGCAGGTCGGTTCGTGGCAGCGGCACAAAAACCGCCGCCCGCATCCGAGCCGGCAACAACCAAAAGAACTTTCGTCACGGCGTGCCCTACGCCGGCCCGATTCATTTCGGCTGGGCTGAACGAAACATCAAACCGCAGCCGTTCATGTACGAAGCGCTCGATGATCGCCGCCAGGAAGTGATCGACCGTTACAACGACGAAGTGCGAACCATCATCCGGCGTGTGTTCTAGGATTACGACATGGCAGCAGGCACAAGCGTCATCAACGTCGCCATTCTGGCAGACGCTAAAAAGTTCAAGCGTGCTGTCGGCGAAGCCAGCGACAAGCTTGGCAAGTTCAGCGCCAAAGTCGGCACTGTTTCGGCAAACGTCGTCAAAGGCTTCGGCGTCATGGGCGCTGCGGCCGGCGGCTTGGCCGTCGTTGTCGGCAAACAGCTTTTCGACGTCGGCGAGGAACTGACCGCCCTCGACCAGAAGATCGGCACCGTATTCTCCGGTGACTCGCTCGAGCAGGTGACGGGCTGGGCTGACGAGGTCGCTGCCCGTATGGGCCTCACAGCAACCCAGGCGGCCGGCCTCGCTGCTAACGCCGGCGACCTGCTCAAGCCGATGGGGTTCACGGCCGACGAAGCCGCCAACATGTCAACCGAGATCATCGGCCTTGCCGGTGCGTTGTCGGAATGGTCCGGTGGGCAGCGTTCGGTCGAAGAAACCGCCGAGATTCTGTCGAAGGCGCTGCTCGGCGAACGTGACTCGCTCAAGTCGCTCGGTATCTCGATCAATCAGGCCGAGGTCGACCAGCGTGCCCTGACGATCGCACAGCAAGACGGCCGTGACGCCATCACTGCCCAGGACAAAGCGCTGGCGACGCAGGCGCTAATCCTCGAGAAGTCAACCGACGCGCAGGAAGCGTTCGCTGCCGGCGGCAACAAACTCACCGCAGCCCAAAACCGGCTGCGAGCAGCGTTCGGCGAGCTCCAGGAGCGCCTCGCCCGCAAACTCCTGCCGCTGTTCGCCAAAGCCGCTGACATCGTCGTTGAGCTGATCGAAGTATTTGAGGAGGACGGCCTAGGCGGCGTCATCTCGGACGTTTCCGAGCGTGTCAGGGCAGCATGGCCGGCGATACGCACGCAGCTCGGCGTGTGGGCTCGAGGTTTCGTCGATTGGATTAAACAAGTCGGACCGCCGTTCCTCGCAGCTCTAGGCAACTTGCTGGTCGACTTCGGCAAATGGTTCATCGATGACGCCCTGCCCGTCATCATCGACAAACTCGGCCAATGGGCAAACGCCTTCATCGACTGGATCGGGCCGCTCATCCCGCCGTTCCTTCGCCGGCTCGGCGAACTCATCGCAGACTTTGCAAACTGGTTTATTGACGACGGCCTGCCGATGATCGTCGAGAGCCTCGCCAGGTGGGCACGAGCGTTCCTCGAGTGGGTCGGGCCGCTCATCCCGCCGCTGCTGCGGCAGCTCGGCGAACTGCTTCTGGACATCGGTCACTGGATGCTGACCGACGCCCTGCCAAAACTGATGGGCTACCTGGCCCAGTGGGCCGTAGCGCTCGTCGAGTGGATCATCGACGTCACGCCTGACGTGCTGCGCGAGCTTGGCAACCTGCTCATCAGCCTCGGCGTCACGCTCTACAACGGCGCAGTCCAGCTCGGAAAAGACCTGGTTGACGCCATCGTTGAGGGTATTCAGGCAGTCGGCAGCAGAATTGGACGCGCTTTGTCGTCGCTGCTGCCTGGCAGCGGCTTTTTGTCAGGTCTGACTGGTTTCCTGCCAGGTCGAGCTGCTGGCGGCCCGGTCAGCCTCGGCAGCGCCCCGTACATCGTCGGCGAAAACGGCCCCGAACTGTTCGTGCCAACCGGTGCCGGCACGATCATGAACAACAACCGGCTCGGCATGATGGGCGGCGGCGACATCAACGTCACCGTCAACATGCCTGCCGGCAGTAACGGCGACGACGTCGTGCGAGCCCTGCAAGACTTCCAGCGACGGCGAGGCGCGATCCCGGTCACGACGTCCGGCGCAAGGTTCTAGCCGTGGCCTGGCCCGACTACTCGATCTATCTCGTCGAGGACGTCAACAACCGAAACGACATCGCCGGAACCGTTCTCGGTTTCAGCATCGAACAAGTCGCCGAAGCCGGCCAGATGGGCCGAGGCAACGCTGTAATCGAGCTCGACAATCAGGATGGCCGCTACACGCCCTATAACGGCGGCACCTACTCTGACGTTGACTGGTTCTCAGCAGCGATCGAGATCAC